TGGTTTAGGAGAAGCTGATTTAGGAGAGGCTGATTTAGCTGATTTCTTTGGGGGAGAATATAAACTATCTTTTTGTGATTCACTTTCGCCAATTGAATCATCAGAATCGCTTGATTCTAAAATTGATTTTTTGTTAGATTTTGCAACACGGGATAATATTACTCTTGGTTGTGGTGTATCATCATCACTATCTTCTGAACTAGTATCATCATCACTGAAACGTATCTTTGATTTATTATCAGATGTTATATCGACTCTTTGTAATATTTTTGGATCATTGTTGAGACTTTTTAATAATTCTGTTTCAATTTCTTTAACACCAATACCAATAAATATTTTAGTGGCAATTATATCATCTTTTGAACGCAAAGTTCCATTTTTAAGATATTGTTGTATTCTACCTGTTGAAGTACTATCTGATTTACCAAGTTTATAGACATCATATGTTTTATTTTTGATTTGTTTATCTGTATTTTTATCAAGAACATCATGTGTTGTTTTAATAAAATACATTATTCTTTCTTTAACACTATCTTTGATATATTTTGGATTTCTTTTTTTTCTTTCCTTAATAGATCTATTTTTACATTTTTTTTCGTGTCTCTTTATACTTCCTTTATCAGACTGAATGTACTCGCAGTTTTTATAAGAGCACTGGCGTCTATCTTCGTCCATATCTTTAGGTTTGTCAGTTTCTTCAATGACAATTTTATACCAATGTTTTTGTATATCTTTAAGATAACCTTCGAAAGTTTCGTTTCTAGCCTTTGGTTTTTTTGACATAATCCCCCTACTAAATATAATAATTTTTAAAAATCAAACGCAGTAGTTTTACATGTATAGTTTGTATTGTATATAAAAGTTGGAAGAGTAAAATCATATCTTATAGCTAATCAGGTCTAACACATCTCAGAGGGGCTTAAGGAAAAATAGTACATCACAGTACTTTTTTACAAAAATAATAAAGTTTTTATAAAATTCTTAAAATTCTTATGTGATGTACTATTTTTCTTAGACCCTGTCTCTAATATTACTTAATTTTCAAAAAAGTTTTAGTAATGAAAAAATAAAAAATTGTATAAGTATTTTAGATGGATGGTAAGCAAAAATATTCATGATGAATAAAACATTGCGAATATAAAAATGATTTAATGCTTATTGTCTAGTAGCGACCACCAACTAAAAATACAAAAATAATAGCGCTCCTACCTGGTATTAATCCAGGATACTTCAGTTAACAGCTGAAAATATTCCATGAACTCGTCTTGAACAATTCAAAAAACATATAATCCACCTACATAGTCGTGTCATACAATTAGTTCCGGATCTAATATAATGATACTTTAACTACTTTCTTCAATAAATTATTAATTTTTTCCAATATTTTCAATTCGTTCGATGAACTTTTGAAAGAATTTGTATTAATTTTATAGAAATAAGTATCTTCTTATCTTATCCTTTTTGTTTCTTCCTTCTTTTTCTTGGTAGTTCCCATTTCCCTCTTTTTATTCGTCTTCTCGATCTCACTGCATAATTTATATTCTGTTCCATCTTTATAATATCTTATTCCCCTCTCTCCCTTCTTATATACTGTCAATCTTCGCGTTTTACATTCTTCAGTCTTTACTGATATCTTCTCATCCGTTCTTCTATATTGCGTTTGCTTGGGGTTTATTTTGGAGTTTGATTTAGGATTTGATGTTTTGTTTGGGGCTTTCATTTTTAGTTTCCCACCTTCTCGCAACGATCCTTCAAATTCTTCTTGCAACGATCCTTCAAATTCTTCTTGCAACGATCCTTCAAATTCTTCTTGCAACGATCCTTCAAATTCTTGTTTTGGTACATATTTCATTATTTGATTTATTGTCGAGTCAGTTTCATCGTCATCGTGTGGGACATTGTCATCGTATTGGACATATATAGGGTAATATTCTGGAACGTTGTCTTGTTCTTCCAGTTTTCCTATATTTGTTATTTTAATTAATTTGTGCACTTCAACTTTTAAAAATATCATCCACTCTATAATTGCTAAAACATTCGGGTTCGTAATTGAGGATCTCCTAAACCCTAAATCTATAATTTGATTAAAACTTAGTACATTTGTTGTAAATAGGTAATCCAAACATTCATCGACGCTCCCCCATTGCGATGGTTCATGTTTGCGGGATGATTTTGGCATAGCATATGCATTGTATAGGATTTGTACGGGAAATTCCTCTTCAATTGATTTTATGGTATATGTTTTTTCTGGTATATCTTTATCTTTATGATATACAATATCATAGTTGATATATTTTAATTCATTCACCAACTCTTGCAATACACCCTTCTTCTCATCATCCGTTGTCATTGATATTATTGCTTTAATATTTTTAATAATTATTTTATTGGCGTTTTGCGATAGATTTCGTGCTTTTGTTAATTCAGATTCTAAAGTTTTTATATATTCTTTATATTTTATATATTGTTTGTGAAAATTAAAACCATTGAGATCATCACTGGTGACTCTATCATGGATTTCTTTCATTTTCTTTTTAATTGTTTCAATATATCCCTTTATTGTGTTTGTTTGCCTTATTAATTTAAATTTCAAAATTGTTAACTTAAACCTTTCATATAAACCACCATTCTTTCCTCCTCCTGATTGTTTGACCAGTGTTTTGTATTGCTTAAGTGGTATATACTTTTTGCCAATTTTTACATGTTTTTCACCTTCGCCATTTTTTAAATAGGTTGAAACATATTCATTATTTATTTTGGCCTTTTTGGATGGAATCCATTTACCTCTTTTTTTATCCATTCTAATAGTATTAATATATATTTTTACTATTTTCAAAAAAAGTTTTAGTAATGAAAACAGTTGTCTCATAGCGACCTGTCAAACAAGAAAAATAATCGACTTTTATTCTCAAACTCCTTTGTCATTATCTCTCCAATCGTTGTCAAAACCGACTTCGTCTTTGAAAATAAGTTGCACCATCTCATTAACAACAAGGTATTTCTCACAATTTTTAAAGAGTTCGCATATTTCTTCATCAGAAAATCCCATACCAATCTTATGAAACGAATAAAACAACGTTATCGCTTTTGAAATACTATATTCGCAAATAACGTCATCAACTTGTTTATTGGTTAAATTTTTTATGTATTTATATATAAATATTTGTTTTTCGGAAGGAGATGCTTTGTCATTTTCTTCAAATTTCTTGACAAATTCATTTGTTTCGTTTCTGTTTGTATCCATTACTTCAAATATCACACAAACCGTTTCACCCTGTCATTTTTCTTTTTTACATGAATTGCTGAAAATATATGGTGTATACAATAATAATTCCGACACTTGCTAAATTGAATTGTGCAATCATACAAATGATACACGAGCGCGTCAAACTGAAATTCAGCCACACATGTTTATAATTTTCACATGTAAGTTCCATAACTTTATTAAAGTCGTTTTCTTCATAATATCGAATACATCTATATTCTTTATGTTTAAGCTTGGAAAATGAGAAATTATCGGAATTATATTCGTTGTTGATTACATTCACGACATATAAATTGAATAAGTATACAAAGACTATAAATAGTCTGAAATAATGGTTCATTTAATTGTTAGTTAAAGATTACAATCATTTTTTCATTTACATTTAATAATGGTGATAACAAAACACACATACCTATTAAGAAGACAAAACAAGAATACTTCATTTTGTTTTTCTAAGCAATTATTCTCATGGTTAAAAAAAAACATATTTTGTTTATAGGAAATGTCGTCTCCAACAAATGAAGATAAAGAATTGAACGAATACTTGCAAAATCTAAAAAAAGAACAACAAAAAATAAAAAAAGTTCTACATAGGAACGAACAAATCATTTCTGATCTCAAAAAAAAAGAGGAAGATGAAAGGAGAGAACAATACGAGCGTATACGAAGAAAATACGAAGAAAATTTTAAAAGAGAAAAAGAAAAAAATGCTCGCAATCACATGAGCAAGTTGGAATTATATAGATATAACCAAAATCTTCCAATATGGACTCGTCCTTCTCCTTCTATTGGCGGAGAAAAATCACCAAAGAAACCATCATCAAAAACCTCTCAAAGGAAACCATCATCAAAAAAATCACCAAAGAAACCATCATCAAAAACCTCTCAAAGGAAACCATCATCAAAAACCTCTCCAAAGAAACCACCATCAAAAACCTCTCAAAGGAAACCATCATCAAAAAAATCACCAAAGAAACCATCAAAAATGACATAAATATATTTTGATATATTAAGGAAAATAATGTACAATATAGAAGATGTCTTTCAAGAAATACAAACAGACAGGAACCATGCGTGGGAAATTATAGATACAATAAACACAATCATATTAGAAATAGAGTTTATGAATTTACACTTTTTGAAAGATTGTTAAAAAATTAAGAGAACATACTAACGAACAACCATTTTTCTTGAATCAAAAGCCCAATGTAGTAATGTCTGTCGTATTCCCGTATAAACATTATCATCGTTTTTTCCGATTGCATTTATTTTATTTTGTAATTGCTTTCTGAATCTTCCATTTTTGCCAGCCAATCTCTTCCATCTTTCAATTTGTCTTTTATCGTCTTTGCAACGTCTTCCTAACCAAAAATTACAATACCACTCTATCCACCCATATGGATCGAATTCTTCTTCAATCCAACCCTTGTTTATCCAGAACTCATAGGATGTTCCTACCTTATTCTTATATCTATTAACGCTTTTATCATATGACATGTTCGCATATTTTTCTAATGGCATTTTGCTTAAAAAAGAATATTTTTTATATCTCTTCGAATAGGTTTTGCCAGACTTTCCTGTTATTGGTCTAAAATAGAATCCTCCCATAATTCCTGCTTCAAACATTTGTTTGGGTGTAAGATTTGGTGTAAAATCCGGATAATCTGAGAATTTAACCATCTAATATTACAAGACAATTATTTAGTAAATAAATGTTGTACATTGTATTGAATTGTAAAGAATTAGCATAACTAGATTTTGTTTTATTATTTCTTCGTTTTCTTGACTGATATCTTTTTTTTGAACAATGTCCAACTTTTCATATACATCGTTATAACTTTTAATCAGGTTTTGAACAATATTTTTGCTGCTATGTTTACGAATGATTTTATTAATTGCAGCGAATGGTATGTGCATTCTTGTATAATTGTATATAAACGTCCATTTAGAATATTCGTCATCTTGGCGAATATTTGCTTGTAAATATCTTCTTATGAACTTGTCGATATCATCTGATTTTTTAACTTGTTTGTCATGAACAAAGTATGATTGTGATATCATATCGTAAAGAACAGTCATTGAGATTTCATGATGATAAAAAATTCACAAAATGATCAATTTTTTATTTTTTTGTAATATCATCTAGCCTGTTAAGAATTTTGACAAAACTTTTCAACTTATCTTCTGTATATTCTTTTCCTGTTGTTTTGCAAAATGTTTGATAGGCCATATAAATACTTTGAAGTAGAATGGAGTATTGTTTAAAATTTGCAATGTTTGTATCAAGATTATACTCGTTTATAAATGATTCTAAATCGTCGTTGTCGATTTTATGAACATCAACATCATCGTACCGAATGATATTATAGTAAATTATGTTTTTGTGAAGTTCGTTTAAACAAATACGTTTTGTTTCCTCTTCTATCCTGCTTTGTGTGTAATGAAGTATATCGTTGTATTCCATATATTCGATGATTTGTTTTCTCTTCATTTTGACAATTTCAGGAGGAATAACAGAACCCTTTATCAAGAAATGTAGTTCGATATCTTTCATGAGATTTGATTTTGAAACATGTTTAAGAGAGAGACATGAATCATTTTCCTTTCCATTCGGTTGTTCGTCAATGATATTGTAGCGTCTACAAAGTTGAAAAAGTTGATCTTTTTTCAATTTATCAGCATTTTGAATCTTGTCTTGGTTTGACTTGTTATAAATCTTGACAAGAGCAAGAAGCTCAACTTTACACATAGTATTCATTATACGATATGAATACCGTTTCTTTGATTCATTTTTTTCTTTTTGTGTATTAGATATGAAACAAGAGCCCCTTATATTTGTTCTTGATTTGGACGGAACAATAATAGGAGATTGTATCTATCAATTAATATTACACAATATTGACGAAATAGCAAAAAAAAATACACATAGAACAAAATTCAACAAGCCATTGTCAGATTGTTATAACACGAACTCGAAATTGATAAGACCGTATTTTAAATATTTTGTAAATTCAATAAAAAAAACATATCCAGGAAGTTTATTTTACATATACACTGCGTCAGAAAAATCTTGGGCACAGAAAGAAATCGGATTTATTGAAAAAACTCATAATTTTAAATTTAACAGACCCCTGTTTACAAGAGACGATTGTATTATTGATAGTCACGGTAATTACAAGAAATCAGTTAATAAAATTTTACCGATGATAAAGAAAAAACACAAGAGTATGATGATACAAAAAAGTAAGATATTGGTTATCGATAATAATGAGACATTTATTGATGCTTCAAATTTCATCCACTGTCCTACATATGATGGTATTCAGTTTTGCGACATTTGGGAGAATATGAAGAAAGAACTTCTTTCAATTTATGAACTGAAGAACATGATAATTCAATTAATAATGTCGAATAAAGTATGTAAGTATAACTCGTTTTTTACGAATCCTCTTTGTGATAATAGTACGGAAATGAAACACAAATGGTATTATAAAAAATACAAAAAAATAAACAAGGTGAATAAAAAGTTCAAGAATGATATGTTTTGGAAAAAGTTGGCAAACACAATCATTGAAAAAAAGATAACTAGTTTCGATAAACAAAATATACAATTGTTAAAAAAACATTCATGTTCATAAGAAATTGTCGAGATTCAGAAATACTTCTTCTACATTGCTTCCCTTTTTACGCATATATGCAAGAGTTTGTAGACATGTATCTGCAAGATCATCTTTTTTCTTGTGAGAATTGAAGAAAAGTTTGAGAGATTCGTCATTTCTGATGTAATACGAACATATTTCGATACCTTGTTTCTTGTTCAGCTTGTATTTTTCTTGCCTGGATAGTTTTTCCATTGTGTTTGTCAGAGGAACAAATGAGTGATGTTGAAGTTTTACAGACGCATTGATTAGAATAACTTCACCAACTCTTTTGTCCCAATGTCGTAATAAGTCAAAGTATGAAAAAATTAGAAATTGAATTGTTTTCATAATTCCATTGAGATTTGAAGGCTGATTCTCTATAATAACTTTATCGACACGCATGATATTCAAAGTCTCTAATTTACCCATAATATTATCAAGTTCGTAATAAAGAACCTCTGCAATATTATTAACACCCTTAATCTGTCTTTTGCTTTCAGCTAGAGAAATAATTGTCCAGTCAAGAATATGCACGGTTTGATTTTCAGTTTCATTCAAAATACATAGTGCCAAGTTTTTGACACCAATATCAAAACTGATATAAATCATAATATATGTATATATACTTAATGTTTATGTAATAATTAACGAATCGTATTATAATGTCTGTATATATTAGATCATGTTGAATAACTCAGAAGTATATATGCATTTGGTTTGTATACTTATATTATTATTGTTTGTTTTTGTACAAACCTTACAAACCATATTTGATAAAAATGTCAATAATATTTATAAGATTATAACGGCATTTGTTGCAATATGTGCTATATATTTGGCAACAAAAATAGATACATATTTACCATTTCTTGGACAAACAATTGTCCCACCTTACCTTTTTTCTCATGAAATTGCTCGAACAAATGCATTAAATTCAACAGAATTGCGTTTTAAAAATGTGAAAGACGGAACAAAGGTTATGTATTGGGCAGCGTTGAAGAATGACAAACAGCATCAAAATCCTATAGAAGCTTATGGCGACCATTCTAACTCAGGAGTGACGACTGTATCCAATAATCAAGCGACATTGTATTTTGACTGCCCTGATGCATATGATGTAGGAATGTTTAACAAAACATTAGACAAACACGTGCATTATAGATTAATTGACCCCGACTCATCAATGATAAGTCGTGTTTATACACAAAAAGTTAAATGTTGAGTGTGTCAACGATCTGATAGTTGCTTTTTTTGATATAGATATGATTTTATATAGAATTTGACAAAAAGCCAAATAAGAAATGTATTATACATGTTTACAATACAAATAATCATATAATTACGATACGTTTCAACTGGTGGCAAATAGTAATAATTACAAAGCAACATTGTTCCAACAAGTTGAACAAGTTGCATTGATGTAAGATATTTCTTTATTTTTCTTACCTGATCAATTTTCAACAAACAACACAGATAATATGAATACATAATAGTATGTATAAATGAGTTTGCAAAACTTGGGATCCAAATACAATCTACCTTGTAAATATATGTTATGTGCCAAGATACAACAGCTCCGATATGGTGATATTTTTGAAGGAATATAGGGTCTTTTCCACTAAGATACACCAAAAATGTATCGAAGAATTCATAATATTTAGAAAGGTAAAATAAAAACATAACATGTTCAAATTCTGGAAGATTGAAGTAATAATTCTTTTCAAAAACAATACCGTGTTTATATATGATTTGAAAAATAGATACAAAAACCCAGGCACTAAATACTACAAGAGCTGTGTTGTGTACGATTGCAACTTTATGCAAAATCGAACTATTCATTCTCAATTCTCTTGGATAATTTACATACATGTAAATAGCAAAGAGGGGAAAATAGAAATGATTAATTGGTGTCATCAATTGTATTCACATATATAATAATTGAAACCTTTATACATTTTTCACTGAATTTCAAAACCGCGAATCTGTAAAAATGTTTAAGAATTAATTTATGTTAGATAAATATGCATAAGAAAATCGCTTTTTGCTTTTTAGTGTATTATCGTATAAATTTAACCGATGTATGGCAAGAGTTTTTTAACAACATTGATACAAATTTATACAACATATACATCCATTACAAAGTAGAAAGACCAATGGGATATTTTGAACCCTATAAACTGAAAAATTGTATTGAAACCAAATACGAAAACGAAACTATACCATTAGCGTATAATATTTTGTTCAGAAAAGCGTACGAGGATCCAGAAAATTTTAAATTTATTATTTTATCTGATAGTTGTATTCCTATGAAGTCTTTTAAATATATTTACAATCATTTAACAAAAGATGACAAGGGATATTTCTATGAGTGTAAAAAATCTGATTGTTTCCCTGTATGTGATACATTGATTGAATATATAGAACCAGAACATATTTCAAAAAGTTTCAATTGGTTTATAATAAATAGAAATCTTGTAGAAGCATTGTGTTTTGATAAGGACAATATTTTAACTTCTTATTACAGTTCTGTTTATGCACCCGCTGAATTTTTCTATTTAACTTTTATTCGCAAGTTGAATTTAGAGAACAATATAATATGTTTTCAAGGAGAACCAACACATGCTCCAACGTTCGCTAATTGGTCGAGTGTTGATTATAAATATCCCAATACGAAAGAGGGTTTAAAAGAATACACAACTATTTCCAAAAACGAATTATTATATTTGATGAATAGCCCGTGTTTATTTGCAAGAAAATTTGAAGCAGAATGTATCACATCTTTGTTTAAAAAAGAATATATATTACATATAACAACATAGATTCGCGTATAATATTTAAATAATTATATAAACATATTAAAATAAAGTATCATATATAAGCATGTCTGGAACATTCAACAATGCCCAATATAGTTTCGGTTCTTATCCAAATAAATTCAACCAAAAACCTAAATTCAATAATAAAGATATGTTATTCAATACAAAGAAAATAAGTAGTGATGTCATGTCAATGTCATCTTCGTCTTCGCGTTCTTCAGTATCTTCAAAGAGTTCTCAATCAGGAACTTCTGAATCTTCAAATGAAGATAAAAACAGACGTTCAAAGAAAGACTATAAAGACGATGAAGAATATGACGATGAAGAATATGACGATGAAGAATATGACGATGACGAAGATGGTTCTTATATTTCAGATCACGAATCTGTTAATTCTGATAGAGAAAAAGTATCTAGAAATCATAATTCTTATCAAACAGGACAAAAAGATAAACATTCATCATTGATGAATGAATTAAACGAAAAAAGAGATATTTTGTATCAAATGGACAGATTAGAGTCAAAAGGATATCGTCTTCCTTTTAAGTTTAATATGGAGTCAGATATCCAAGAAATGAAACTTGAATACAATAAAATTATCAGGGAGAAAGATATTGACGCGTCTATAAGATTTCAAAGAAAAATGATGATGGCGTTTGTGACAGGTACTGAATATCTGAATTCAAGATATGACCCATTATCTGTACGCCTAGAGGGATGGTCCGAACAAGTTCATGATACAATTACAGATTACGATGATATATTTGAAGAGTTGCATAATAAATATAAGTCATCAGGTAAGAAAATGTCTCCAGAATTGAGATTATTCATATCACTTTCTGGTAGCGCATTTATGTTTCATTTGACAAATAGAATGTTTAAAGAATCTCCTTTGCCCAATGTTGAAAATGTTTTGAAATCAAATCCCGAATTAATGAAGCAATTTCAACAGGCAGCCGCAAAGCAATATATAATTGGTGATACAAAATCACAGGAGAAAGCGGGCAACGGGGGAACATCTGGTCTTTTTGGAATGGTCAATAGTCTATTCAACAATTTGGGAGGAGGGTCGCGACAACAAATGTTTCGAGACGATGATGATGTAGATATTCCAATAAGCAAGGTCAAAAAATATAATAAACCACACAATGATATAGACAATATTATAAACAATGTTCACAACAAAATATCCTTTGAACATGACCAAAACAATATTGAAACATTATCAGTAAGTGATGAAGAAATAACTTCGATTATTGAAGATACTGCTGACATCAAAATATTGAAAAATGGAAAACGCAAAAATAATAGAACACTCAATCTCTAATAATTACTTTGACTTTTTGAAATGATTTTGACATACTCTTTGAGGGAATTTTTGTCGCTTTTTTGAGATCTGAAGGAAGGCGTTTCAGCGACTTGTACGGGCTTTTCATATCCTGATTAATTTCTTTTTCAAAGTGGTCCATATTTCGAGTAATATGTACGACAGAATTTACAACAATTGGAAGTATAATGATAACCAATAAGGAAATAAACATAAGAATAATCTCTATTATTGAACCTGCCATAATGAGTTCTCTTCTTATATCTTCTGAACACTTGCACTTTTCATTGACAAGAAATCTAGTATAGTCAATTATCATGTAGAAATAGACCATACAAATAATATAGAACACAAGTTTAATAAACACGAATAATATAGCAACTGTGTTTCCGAAGGTTTCGTCAACAAGTGATGTAGGAACAAATCCAATGAATATTAATGCAACAAACGCAACAATACTAAAAATCTTTATGAAATCTCTATTGGGGTGAACAGAACACGCACAACCAATTGCTTCTAAATTTGAAATATAAGAATAAACTACAAGTAATAGGATGAATATAAAAAGATTAAGAATAGCATTGCCAATGTATCCTACTGATATTTTCTGCATATTTGATTTATCTAATATATACTCGGAAAAAAATACTATCTACAGTTCTAAAATATTTTTTATGAGAAACTTTGATGACATTTCTAGAGAATCCAATTCATATAACCGAATATCTTGAAGTACTTTGTTGTTTTTAGTAAATAACATCATTAAATGTAATTTGTCAATACAATAATCAAAAACGTGTTTTCTTGTTTTATAATTTGAAACATATGNTGTTCTTAACAAATCAAGAACATCATTGTATAACTTTTCGTATAACTTTTCATATAAATTTATTTTATTTTTAACCAAAATCATGTTCCATGCCTTGATTGAATTGATAGACATTTTTTTCCATTTTACATAATTACAATAAATATCATACTTGTCGTCTTGAAGGCCGAAAATATTTTGATTTAGAATATACTCGGGGGGAAACCACATTTTTTCAACAACGTATTTGTCAAATTGTTGAATAAGAAAATCTTCATCGTATACTTTTTGTAATAGTTGAATATACAGTTTATCAGGAGATTGTTTGATAAAATTCCACAAAATTTCGTACAATATATTTTTATCATCAGCTTTGGTACCATTAGCTATACCAATAATCTTGTCATAAATTTTAATTTTATTTTCTTCAGTTAACTTATTCAAGCAGCTCGTGAACGATTTTTTGAGGTTTTCTTCTTTAGAAAAATTTGAAGATATAATATAAAGCCTCTTATAAGTTTTTTGCATATTTTCGTTATGTTTTGGAAAAGTTGAACCTCTTTTATCAACAAATTGCGTCAATTGTTGTTCAAAACTTGTTTTAAAACAGTTGTATGTATTCAACAATTCTTCCCTTTTTTTGACATATTTATTAGGAATATTCGTGTTATTAAACAACGAAGAGTATCTTGCAAATACTTGGTAGTCGATTTTTATAATGTCATTATCACAACAGTTTAACATTATATTTACAATATCGCAATTACTCTTATATATCTGATATTTAAAAATTTGATATATTGAATATATAAAGCAATAATATATATATATATTATGTCAACTTTATTGTCAGATTTTGTGCATCATATTGAAGATAACATATATGGTAATGAACTTATATATAGGTCAGTCATAGTTGTTCAAAATCAGACAGAGTGTAGTGAGTTAAAAGCAATTCTCGAAGATAATGACCATAATGTTTGTATATATAAGTACAACAAATATATTGATTTCAATAAAATTGACAGACGGATTTTGATAGTATGTGTAAACGAATTTAAATCTTTTATATACACATTGGATAAAATAAGCGATGGTCTTCAAAATTCTTCATTCAATTTTATCGCATTCTGTTCAACAATCGATGATAATCATATAAAAGACATGAAAGAAGAATATTTTAAACTTTCAAATAATAATATTAATAATTCAATATTGTATAACAGTAAAATAAAAGAATAATTTTTATATTTTTATTAATTAGACAATGAAAATTTCAAAGAAGAACGAACGTTATTTAACTTGGTTTTTTGTAATTCTTGCTGTGGTTATTCCTATTGTTTATGTCATGTTTTACAAGAGACATTATTTTGAAATGTTTACAAATCCACCAACTCTTCGCTATATTTATATGCAATCTTGCGGTCATTGCAATAATTTTAATCCAGTGTGGGAAGAATTGAAAACCGAGGTCGAAAAACAATCAATAAATATTAAACTTGAAAAATTGGACTTACAGGCTGAAGAAAATAAAGAAAAATGTGAAGGAATTAGTGGCGCACCAACAATTGTATATATAGGTACCGATGATAAATCAACCGAATATAAAGGAGAAAGAAATGTTAGTGAAATAATCAATTTTTTGAAGAATCAAACTACCGAATAGACTTGAGTTTTTTCATGACATTGTTATAGAGTTTTGAATTGAAAGCAATGGGTTTTTTTTGAATGTTTTCAAAATTTTGAATTTCTTGTACAGGAACATTCATTATTTTTGCAATTTCAACCTGTGTAATGTTTTTTTTATTTCTTTCAGCAATCATATCTTGTGATTGACGAATACTTATTTTGTTCAGACTTGGTACATCGTCTTCAGAAAGTCTATTCAATTCTTTTGTTCCTGGTTTATTTTGTTTTACATCTACTTTCTTTTTCCCAGAACCAATAGTAGTCGGTACCCAATCTTGATGGTTATACATCATATAATAATATGTCTAAAACCTTATATATTTTATATACATAAATATTAACAAATGCAACCACAAATTTCAATTACCGATTTATACACATTGAAAAAGAAAAAAGACAGAATAAAAACACAAACGTTCAACCTTATTATCGAAAAATGCCATAAGAAAATCACGACGATTGCTAGTCAAGGTGGTGAAAATATTTTTTATGAAATTCCTTTTATTATACTAGGGTATCCATTATACAATATAAACGATTGTATCGAATACGTTGTTATGTCTCTCCGAAAAAATGGATTATTGGTTCAAATACTTCCACATCCAAATAATTATACACTATATATATCGTGGAAACCTAGTGATATTCATCATACAAATGCTAAAAAACAACTGATGTCTTCGCGCCTTTTCTAGAAAATTTCAAATTTATTTGATTTGTCTTTGTACGACTTATGATTGCATAAATATCCGGTTTCATTACAAATTTGAACTCTTTTTCCACCTGTAATTTATGAAAGTTTTGTTGAAATCTTGTCAGAAATTCAACAAATTGCTGAATCGATTTATGTGAACTATGTTGACGTTTAAAAAGTTGACCAAACTTTTCAGAAACAATTATTTCTCTCCAAAGATTTTTCTTTTTGATTATCGGAAACAGTTCATCTACGTCAAATATTGCAACTAAACCATCTTTTTCATGTTGAAATGATTTTAGTAGTTTAGGCAAAACATAATCATTAACAATGGCGTTATTATTTATCAGATGATTGTTCAAATCAAAATACGAGTTTATTATACATGGGTTTATCAATTGTAAATTAGGTAATATAATATTTCGTATTTTATATCGAAGAGACCATTCTGGTGTACTGTCTTCCAAATATGGAATATTTTGAAGATTTGCCAAGTTAATTATTTCAGATTTTGGTACATTAAGCAATGGGCGCCATAATTGAATGTCGCTTACCACAGAATGTTTCTCCAAACCACTTAGATTGTTGTAATTCTTTTTTGCAGTTATATTCATTAAAATATTCTCAAAACAGTCGTCATTGTTATGACCAAGTAATACAAATGTTGCCTTGTCATTACATAACTTGTTTTCAACTTGTTTATACATGTCAAATCGAATATTCTTCGTAGCAGTTTCATAAAAACTTCTCAGTCCAGAACTACGACACTGAAGTCTTGTTAATTCACAAATTTTTCTCGTCAATAGAGGTATACCAAGAATATTACAGAAATGATATAAAAAATTAACTTCTTTCTTACACTTTACTCTATTATTGTAATTGATGTGAACAGCTGTTATAGTCCTCGAAGAACTTTCAGACAAGACTTTTGTTAAATATAAGCAAATACAACTGTCTACCCCACCAGATAAAGATACAATTATATTGGCATCAGATGGAATTTTATCAAGTTCTAATTTAAATTCTTTTACAATGTTCATATGCTTAGATAACTCGAAAGAAATAGATGATGTCGGTAGATTATCTAAAATATTCTGATATTCTAACCATTGTTTATCTTCATTTTCTACATCAGAAAAACCAAATGATTGACACGACAGTATATCTAAAGTATTAATTTTGTAAATTTTATTAACAGTCTGTTTTAAAAATCTTTTATATATAAGTTTATCAGAATTTGATGCACTTTCACTGTTATATTTTTCAAAAAAGAATTTCAAAACCTTTTTAATTTTGTTCAAATTGTTTAAATGACGATATGGCAACATAATAAAACACCAGTCGTATGCACTGATATTTGGAAACATCGTCAATTCTTGCGACAAATCCTCGATGATAGCTGAACTAATTTCACATGCTATTGTTGAATAGTAAGTACAATCAACAGCATGAACTCTGTTATGGTGTCTAGGTATTTGGTCATAAGCAATTATTGCTCCAATTTGAATTGAAATTGATTTTGTTCTTAAAACATCTTTTTCTAAAAGATGTTTTGATATTGGTATGAAGTATTTTTCAGATAGGTAAACATCAACACTGTAATCTTTTTCAAACCAGTAGTTTTTATTTTTAAACCATTCAATATATAAATTATCGAATAATGAATATATATATGGCTCCATACTCATATGTATATATTCAAACTTTTAAGTGTGTTTTGTGAATAAAAACAAAAAAATGATATATGAATTATATGAATTATAAGGATATGATATATAATCATGAATGTTTACATAGATGGTGCTTGTAGTAATAATGGGAAACCTGATGCCAAATCGGGATACGGTGTGTACTTTTCTGAAAACGATTCAAGGAATGAATATGGCCAAGTTGAGGGTAAACAATCAAATAATACAGGAGAACTGACAGCATTCATAAGAAGTCTAGAGATTCTTGAGAAAGACATTTCAAACAACACAAAGATTAATATATACACTGATTCTGAATATGTTATGAAATGTGCTACAACATATGGAGCAAAATTAGAAGCTAATGATTGGAAAAACTCAGAAAACAAGATCCCTCCAAATATTGCTCTTGTGAAGAAAGCAAGAATATTGTATAAAAAAGCTAAATGTGTGAAATTGCACTATATCGAAGCACATACTAATAAAGATGATATTCATTCAATTGGAAATTCTCACGCAGACAGATTGGCTTGTCTTGCAATTGGAAACATGCCATATGAGGAAGAATCTGTTGTACGGTTAGATTGGATAACATTCGGTTCTAAAGATCTTGCCAAGGAATTGGGTGCAAAATGGAATATTAAAGGAAAATATTGGTATGTCGACAAAAACGTATCTGAAAAAAACATGAAAGGGCTCATTGAATTGAAACAATTTCAGGGAAAAACACCAGCAAAAAACACAGTTAATGTAGATGAAAAAAAAATATATATCAAAGTCGACTTTGCAAAGAAAGATAAAGCAAAATCACTAGGTGCCAAATGGGACCCGTCTGCTAAATCATGGTATTATATCGAATCAACTATTTCAAAAGAGAAAGTAAAAGAGATGCTTAAACTGTAGAATAATTGCATCTGTCAAACATGGTATCAAATCCCTCAACTTGATCAGAATTCTTTTTTGTAGACTGAAATTGTTCAACTATAGCCTTCTTTTTTTTTTGATTATTCAAATGATCCGGATTAGAAAATTTTTCAATTGTTGGTTGTTCAAGCTCAGAGTATTGACTTTGTTCATATTTATCGAATCCTTGAATAGAACTATCTCCTTTACCAATTTCTTGTGTTTTTGGGACATTTAAAACTGGTTTAACTTGTTCAACTTGTTCAATTTTTGCAAATTGTCCGAAAGTTCCAACAGTTTCAATGGGTTCAATAGGTCCAGCTTGTTCAATTTTTTGAGGATTTTGCGTATTTAAAGGCATTAATTCTTTTATATCTTGATATTTTTCTATCTGAGATGTATCGTTTGTATTGATCATATTTTGAGCAATTATATCTGCGTCTTCATTAGAAACAACACGAGCTTTTTCTTCAACTTCTATCTTTTGTAATGCCTTCTTATATGTGAATATTGAGTAAATTATAGATAATATTAAAATGGTTGAATATATAATAATCATTACACATACTATCCATGCAAAAATGTTGCACAAATTGTATTTCTTATTTTTACTACCTGTAACAATACATGTAAGTTCGAATAATGACATAGCGACTGGTAATATAGATATTAAAAGAACAAAGAATACAATTCCTATTCTATTTCCTATTGATACATCAGTGTTTGTGAAAAGAATTGCCAAACATATTGCAATAATTGCAGCAAACATAGCTATACTAGCATATTTTGATTGTTCAGAGCCTATGAAGTAATCAATAAAAGCCATATTTTTATAATTCTCTATCTATATCATTACTGAGAAAAATAAAAAATGACAATGATAATAATATTGTATATCTTCAATTAATTGCCTTCATGGGAATTCCATATTACTTTTACACCTTAACCAAAAAATACGGCGATATTGTATCAACAGATATTCCATGTATTCCTGATATTTATTGTATGGACTTCAATGGCGTTATTCATCCTGTTTGTGCAGATATTATAAATAACTCTCCAACACTTCCTTCGGATAAAGACATTATTTCCAAGCTATATTCTAAAGTGTTTTCTGATATTACAGAACTCAATCCACATAAGACTCTTGTATGTATAGATGGCGTTGTTCCTCTTGCTAAAATGATTCAACAGAGAAAACGACGATATCTTTCTGTATTTAGGAACAAAATAGATAAAGTTGATGTTAAATGGGATACAAATTGTATTACACCAGGTACAACATTTATGACAGAATTGAACATATATTTCAAAAAAAATCTCATGTACAACAACAAACATAAAATTGTTTTCAGTGGTAGCGACGAGTTCGGAGAAGGAGAGCACAAAATATTCAAATTGTTGAAATGTGAAAATGATAACATTAAAATTATCATAAATGGTATGGATGCAGATTTAATTATTCTTTCGTTAATTTCACATAGAAAGAACATTTACCTTATGCGTGAAGGAACAGAAGAAAAGACATTTGTAAACATAAACAAATTGCGATGTGCAATAATTCATGAAATTACCGAAAGATGGAATATAACAAAACCAGATGACATGTATTGTGAAAACGCATGTGATATTATAGAAACATATTGTGTTATGTGTTCATTGTTAGGGAATGACTTTATTCCACATCTTCTTACATTGAATTTAAAATCAAACGGACTTGAACATCTATTGGATGCAACAAGTATGTCATATGGATCTCACGGATTACTCGTTGTTAATTCGCAAATTAACCAGAATGCACTCATTGAAATTCTTCAATACATTGCAAAATCAGAAGATAATGATATTTTTGAAGAAACCAAGCGATATATGTTGAAAAATAGTCATAATCTCAAAAATACAAAAAATAGTGAATACTATGCTATAAAACACAAACACCCAATTGCTGAAGAAATATATTCTAATATATCATCATGGAGACATATATATTATAAAAAAATGTTTTATACTAATCCCAAAAACAATTCATCCATTGTTTCACAATCTTGTGCAAACTTCATTCGTGGAATTTATTGGACATATGAATATTACAAACAAAGACAATATGACAACGAATGGTATTATCCATATTCATATCCTCCTTCTATCAAAGACCTTGTAAATCATATGATAGGGAATGTTCCACAATACATCATAAACACTTCGGAAACAAAAGAAGTGCTCACTACAGACATTCAATTGATAATTGTGCTACCGAGAGATAGTACAAATCTTCTCAATGAAAAATATCAGAATATTATTAAAAATCCATCAAATGGTTTAATGCATCTTTATCCTACAGAATACAAAATCAACACATTTCTCAAGACACATTTATGGGAATGTGAACCAGTTCTACCAACAATCAACATCAAATATATCAGAAAACATATAAACTTATAAATAGATAATATACTAACGGATTGAATTATTGAATGAAAAAAAAAGAAGAAGAAGATATTGAAAAAAAACCCTACATCAGACAACAAACATGTAGAAATTGTGGGATAAATGGACATCTTTATAAAGATTGTATACATCCAGTAATGAGTTTTGGAATTATATGCTACATGATTGAAGAAGATAAAAGTATTAAGTATCTAATGATACAACGAAAAGATAGTTTATCATTCATGGAATTTATCAGGGGGAAATACAATATATCTGATACAAATTATATCAAACAGTTGTTGTTATCAATGACGTCAAACGAAAAAAAATTGATATTGAATAAATGTTTTGATGAAATTTGGATATATGCATGGTTTCAAAATAATATATCAAATATTAAACAAACTACCGAATACATTGATTCTAAAAATAAATTCGATTTTTTAACTTCCAATAAGTTGTTGAAAAAAATGATAGATTATTCTAAAATTATTGACAAAGAACAAGAATGGGGATTTCCAAAAGGTCGAAGAAAACTTAAAGAAAAGGATTATGATTGTGCTATTAGAGAATTCTGTGAAGAAACCCTATTGAATCCATCAGATATAGAGATTAATAATCAGATTGAACCATTTGAAGAGATATTCTTTGGAACAAATAATATATTATACAAACATACATACTACATTGCCAAAATTAAAGATAATAATGTTTCAATTGCAATTGATACAAATTGCATCGAACAAATAAGAGAGATTAGAGCATTAAAATGGTTTACTTATCAAGATACATTGAAACATATAAATACACACAATGTAGAAAGATATAATATTGTAGAAAAAGTTCATGATATAATTACTTCAGATATATTATAATTATTATTCATTTATCTATTAAATATTGCTTTATTGTAAAATCCGTGTTTTTCAAGATAATTTTCAATTTCTTTTGCGGTGTACAATGTTTTCAGAACATCTTTCGAAACTCCCGCAGTACGTGCTATGTTTTTGACATATGATAAAGATGATTTATAACGATATTTTTTGTTTTTGGGAAGATACAATGGTGTTTTTACACCACTATATTTTGCATCTGATGAAAATACTCTTATTGCTTCTGATGTTGTATTGATTTTGTTGAATGATTTTTTAGGCGTTTGAATGACAATATCAGTATTTTTTGGTTGCATCATACATTTATGTACAATAGATGGTGGGAACCTTTTTCTAGCTTCACTCAATTCCTTCCTGTCTTTGAACCAAATGTATTTTACCAAATCAATATCAATTTTATCGTGGAAAACTACTTCGTTGAAGGTATAAGAAAAATATTGGTCGTGTTTCTTTTTGTAATCATTCCAAAATTTGTAGACTTTTTCTATTGGTATTTTATCTATGTCTTCTGGAAAATAGGTTAAAGTCTCTGTAAAAAATCCATTACGGTCTATCAAATTGATGTGATAGTTTTTCTGCATTTTAAGAAGATCGGAACCAAATACAAGCGTAATTTTTCCTGATCGTAAAATACCACCTATATACCAAGACAAAAATATACCAGGAAATTCGTACAAGTCATATCCTTTTTCATTTTTTGTCAAATCATTCAGACCTGTCGCTAGAATATTATTTTTATGTCTCTCATATGTGGTATATAAGAATTTTTCTTTTATAATTGATTCAAGATTCTGTAAACTTGTAGTATGATATAAATATTTTATTTGCATTTATCTAAATATTTGCAATATATTTAAATGATCTTTTGACCATACAACTGTAGAATATTTTTTATTATTTGCATGATAATAAAGAGATAGATAAATCGTAGCATATTTTGAATATTGTAGAAAAAGTTCATGATATAATTACTTCAGATATATTATAGGAGAGATGTCAGATTTACCGAAACACTTGGCTCGGAAATTAACAATTGATGATTGTTTATTTTGGGATTCGAATCGCCAAATGAATCCAATATCAAAGTACACTTTATCTACAAACAGCAAACGTCTTAAAGAAATTCAAGAGATATGTATCCCTATGTTGAATGCACATAATGCGCATACAAAAGAAGCTTCTAAAAGCCCTACCAAAAAGGATATAAAACATTTGAAAACTGTAAAGGACGAAGTTCCAGTAAAAACTGGCAAACTCGCGAAACCGATTTTACAAAATAAGTTAGAAGAAAATGAAATTTTCGATCATCTCTATTATCCATCATTGGATGATACAAACTTCAGAGATAAACTTGCAAATTTGTATGAGTTTGATTTATACAAAGTTCCTGATGTTGATAAGATAAGGTCAACAGAAGACTTTAATGCGAAATCTTTGGAACTTTGTGGTGGATTTGAAAAAACACTATATCAATACTTTATCAGTCATTATATTTCGACACGAACTCCTTATAAAAGTATACTTTTATATCACGGAGTTGGTGTTGGAAAGACCTGTTCTGCCATAACACTTGCAGAAGGTTTTCTTACAAGCCATAGGATGTACGATGAACCAAAAATATGGGTAATTATGCCTCATTCGCTCCAACATAGTTTCGTGGAACAAATATTCAGTATGGCAAATTATGAAAATTACGAATATTTGTCTCAACAATGTACTGGTGATATTTATATCAAATTATTACAGTTAGTTAAAGATAACAATATTGACAAAGTCAATCAGATGCTAAAAAAAATCATCAAATCAAGATATAAATTATTTACTTATGATTCGTTTGCTACATTTATTGAAAATGAATACATCACTAATAACCGTGTTGTTAAGGATAAAATAATCATTGTCGATGAAGCTCATAATATTCGGACTATGTCCAATGAAAATTCAGAAAAAAGAGTCTATGTTACACTATCATCTTGTTTGGAATCTGGTATCAACAACAGGCTAGTTCTTTTGTCAGCGACACCAATGTATAACAAATCAGAAGATATATTAGATTTAATGAACCTCTTATTGATTAATGACAAACGAACACATCTTTTAAAGCATCCTTTCCCAAGTTTTTTCCACGAAAACAAGATGGATCAAAAATCCATAGACATGATGAAACAATTAGCAAGTAATTATATATCTTATTTAAAAGGAAAGAACCCTTTTACGTTTGCTTTGAAACTCTCAGCAAAATCTTTTCTATCTGAAAAAATGGAATTTTTAACACATGAGTTTAAAAAGGACCAGAATAATAAACTAATCAAACCTTCTTTTAAAAATTGGTTATCTTACATTGAGGATGGTATATTGATTTCACACTTGGGTATTAAACAAAGATTCTTTATTAACAACGAAATTTCAGAAGAAAATCACACTGAGGATGATATGGATGACACAGATGGAGCAAAATCTCAAACAAAAAAACAAGGCGATAATGGCTTTAATAATCTACAACCAATGAATATTGTTTATGACAAATTCATTGGGACAAATGGATTTAAGACCTTTTTTAGGAGAAGCGATAATTCTGCGTCTCTTGTTGTAAATTATAACAAACAATATATAAATGCACTTTATCCAGATTCAGAACATCTTGGTAAGTATTCGGGAAAATTTCTTCAAATATGTAATATTATAAAAAATTCCAAAGGAGTCGTTGTTATATATTCTAGTTTTATATGGTCTGGTGTTATCCCCCTTGCTATTTGTCTGGAGCATATGGGATTCAACCGCGAAGGTGGAAAAAACATTTTGAACAAACCAAAAATTATACCAGACGCCCCAAATTATAATTACAAAAAATCTCCAAAATACTGTATTTTATCAAGTCATTCTGAAATAATGGGTTCAGCGAATATTGACAGTCTTATTAAAATTATCAATGGACCTAGTAATATAGATGGTGCCGATGTCAAAATTATTTTAATGACACCTGTAGCAAGTGAAGGATTAAGTTTTTTTAATGTCCGTGAAATGCATATAGTCGAGCCATGGTTTCACTACAATAGGGTAGCTCAAGTTATAGGAAGAGGTATTCGAAATTGTAGACACCAGAACTTGCCACTCGATGAGAGAAATACAACTGTTTTTATGCATGCTAGTTATGATGATGATAAAAAGGAAACAGCTGACATACATGCTTTTAGAATTGCATCACAGAAATTAATTCAAACAAACATTTTAGATGATATCATAAGAGACAATGCTATTGATTGTTCTCTTATGAAAAATATTAACTTCTTTCCAAAGAGTCTGTTCGAATTGGGAAATATGAAGCTTAAAACATCACAAGGTATCGAAATAGACTTTCAATACGGAGATAATCAAGAAGAAGAACCAAAATGCACAGTCAATACTACAAACAAAACAAAATTAGACTTTCGTAGAGAAACATATAACAATTTTTTGATTCCTGTACAAAATAAATTGAAGAATCTATTAGTAAAAAATATTCAACAATATAATTGGTATGTTCCATTTGAATATATTTATGAAAACATCAAATTCAAGAAGACAATAATCAATCAAGCAATTGAAGCATCTGTTTATCCTAACAGTTTTATCGATGGATATATATTGATACCACACAATAACGGTATACATATTGTCGTTATTGAAAACAAATCTACTCAAAAACTGTTAATAACAAATACTGTTCCTGAAAAGGTTATGACAAAAAAGTGCAACTTGAAGAAAATAACTTCAACATCAATTGAAGAAACAACAGTGTCTTTATATCTTTCTCTCAATTACGACTGTTTTAAAGACATTGTACATCGATTCATAACATCAACTGAACTATCTGAACAAGATGAATTTATTGCAAACTGCTTATATAATCAAGGAGCACTTATAGCTCATACAGAATTAATATCAATACCTGGTAATCGTTATATAGGTTATGTTAATATTTTCAACACTGATTTTGAACCAAATGTATATATTGGAAACAAATACAGAGATTTAACGGATAGAGAAACGAAGGAACTTCTTTCTGTACGACGTAGAATATCAAAACCTTCTGATATGACCCGAGAAACTATTGTATGGGGAATAATAACAAAATCAGATAGTAAGAAAAAGTCCGACATGACCAATGTTTTTAAAATATTGAGACCAGGTGTCGGAGCAGGTATTAAAACAGGAATGGTATGTTCATCCATTGAAAAAGAAGAACAAGAAGTAATACTTGCAACTCTGGGAAATAAAAATAAATATGAAAATAAAAAACAATATTGTCATCAAATTGCATCACAATTAGTGAAATTAAACAGAATTTCCATAAACCCAGAGTATAAGCCAACTAAAGTACAATAATCTTCTTACTGTTCTCCGTGTTAAACACTACTTCTTTTTTCAGATAAACAAATACTGTATCAAATATGAATGACAAGAATATTACAAGAGACTTGTTCCATTTATTTTCAATAATTCCTTTCATAGTCTCGGAAGTTTTTTTTACACCAAATATGGTTTGAAATTCTTTTTGTGCAATGAAGTCAATGAGTTTTTGCTTAATATAGTCAAAATTCATTGGAACACAACAAGATAATTCTATGATGACATCATATGGACTCTTTCTCTTTTGTTTCATACAAGCAAGTGATTCAAGAATAGGTGTATAGGATTTGATTTCTTTGTTAGTTGAAACTTCTTCAACATTTTGAAGTTGTTTATTGTATTTTGGTTTGGGGATATTTGAAACAATGTTCTCTCTTTTTTTGTGAGATTCGTTTTGTGTAATTTCTTCAATATTTTCTGTTTTGTTTTCAATAAACATAGGAGAATTTGACAAACATTTTTGCGATTGTTCTTCTATTGGTTTATACAAATTCATCGATTGCAAGTCTGAATAGGGTTTGGTGTATCCTTGAGTAAATCTGTTATACAAATCCTCGTCATCAAGCTTCCATTCGAGCAGTTTCTTGTTCGTTTCGGAATTAAAATTCTGGAATAAAGCGTCCATCTTCTTTCAGATTAAGAATACTCAAATGTCATTTTTTATATTTATACATTTGTATATTCATCATGTGTTAATGTATTGTTGATATTGTTATTAAAACTTCCACATTTCTTTTGATATCGCTTCTTCAACAAATAAAATTTCATACTTGATGAAATCTTTGATTGTTTTAATGTCGATACACTTTGAGAAGGATATATTTTTTCATTGTTATTTTCACAATCATATATTTTTTCTTTATTTGAAATTGAATCTGTCATCATTGATTTCATTGCTTCATATTTGTTTATTTCTAATTGTGATGTTAGACAAAAAAGAACATAATCATGAATTTGTTTCAAAATTGATTCTTCTACCCAATTCAAATTCACAAATACTCCATTGTTATTTTGAGTATATGTACTGTTATTTCTGTAAAGAATTTTAAAAACCTCGTCTAATTCTGTCTGACACAATTTAGATATATTGCTTTGAATATATCTACATATTTCTAAATTATTATTCATTGATTGAATATATACAATTTACATTTATATCTGTTTTTATATTTATTGGAAAAAGAGAAAAAGTAATAATATACCGACCAGTATTTCATTATGATCTTTTTATATAACGAAATGATATTTATAAATATTTTGAAAGGGTATATGGTTTATCACTGAAGACACCAATCCCCAAAGCATTGAATTTGCGATATGTTTGGATATCATTTATAGTAAACACATACATACGATATCCAAATTTCAATAAATCTGTAATTGATTGAAATGAATTGTATTTATATGAAACAATGATAGATGTACATCCAAATTCTATCATTGTGTCGTGCCAATTTGCAGGTATTTTGTCTACAATGTAATTACGTTCAAATTCTGGTAATATTTGTTTGGCAAATTTCAAGACATTTATGTCATATGAAGATATAATAACTTGAGATGGATGTCCATATTTCTTTATTTCTTTGCAGATAACATTTGCAGCGAACAAGTCATCTTCCTCGCATTTTATTTCAATATTCAAAAGTAATTTCATTGATTTGCATTTTAATATCATATCTCTCATTCTTGGTATGTTTTCATCAATGTACAAATCTTTCATATGATGGTTAGCACAAATACTGAATTTCATTAGTTCGTGATAATCATAGTCTTTGATAGTTCCTTCTATACCAGAACATCGTTTTAGTGATGTATCATGATGTATTATTGCAACATTATCTCTACAAAGCATTGCATCAACTTCAATACAGTCTATTTTCAATTGTTTTGCAAGAATCGCTCCTGATATGCTATTCTCTGGGGCAAATTCAGGTATACCACGGTGTCCAATTAAAAGAGGCAGCATTTTTAATAAATGGGACCTTCTTTATTATGATGTATTATAAAAAATATTTAAAAAGATTAAAAGTTTAACGAATAAAATAGCGTTTTGTTTTTTATAAACAATATATCATTAAATATATCCCTTCTTTTTAAATGTGGACAAAAACAAATAAAATACACAGAAATTATCTTATTTGCAAAATATGCGATAAGAAATTGGCTAAAAATTAAGAAGTTATAATTATGAAAGTTTGTTTTTTGTCGAATACTTTAATCATCTTCATATTCATAAGTATCGTCGTCTACCAAGTCATCTTCTGGAAAGTCTTCATCGATAGAAATATCATCTTCTTCCTCATCTTCTTCCTCATCATCTTCTTCTTCTCCGTCATCTTCATTACCTTCTTCAATTAATTCTGATTTTATATCTTCGTCGAAATCATTATCGTTTATGTCAGTGAAATTATCGTTGTCGTCTGTTGCTTTTTCTTCGTCCAAATCATCGGTTGAATCTATTACATTCTTGATAAAGACTTCCTTGTCTTTAAGAGCTTTGCCTATAATAGAAATATACTTATCGTATAAAAGGAACTTTTTTCCACATACTTCAACCTTGATTTCATCTCCTATATTGATAGTATCGATATCGATTTCTGATTGAATTCCAGCAGATTGTTTGGGTATAATGATTTGTAATATCGGAATATTGTTATAAAATCCCTCTGCCAATAATCCAAGAGAATTCTTTGACTTAACCTTGCATTTGATAATAGAACCCTGTGCGGGGTTGCAAATTTCCCCAATACATTGAATATCGTATACAATGTTGCCGTTAAAATGCGAGACAATGAGTTTTCCAATAGACCGCTTGATAATCTTGATACTGTTCTGTTTGATATATCCGTGTTTGGAACACATATTTTCAAGATTATTCTTCAATTTTGTAAAAATGATTTCATCAATATTGATACCTATTTCACTTGGTTTTATACGAATCGAAGTTGTAAACTTGATAGGAACAAATAATTCAGACATACCACACAATATTACTACTAATAAGTCATTTTTTTATATATCACAGGATAATAAAAAAATGATTACTTAAATACTATTTCTATATTATAGATACACATTATGGAACTCGAAAAAGATTCAGAGATTTTCGAAACAATTCATAAATATTTATCATTCAATATGAATGAAGACAATGAGTTAGAAATAGTTTTTTATAGAACCCACGGCAGCTTTACAGAAGTAGAATTAAAAAACTTCACTTCTGTTTTCAAATCAATGGGGTATGAAGAAAATATTGAAGACGAAAATTTAAGGGTTTCCTCTGAAAATATTTCAATAAACATCAGTCCTATGCAAAATATTGTGAAGTATTTCAATTCAAATATACACAATCAAAACACAACTTTCACCCGTTCCACTATAGTTATGTCTGATATCATCGACAATGTTTTTGATATAAATATGAAGTTTGTATTGCGAGAGAAAAAACAAATAAGTGCACCAGATGTATGGGACGACATGAAAAAATCGTTTGTGTTAGAAAAAAATATTTTATATACAAGGGAAAATACACAATACAAAGCACGTATGTATAAAGATACTGAAAATGAATTTTATTCATTCAAACAGTCAAATACTATTAAAATGCAACAAATGTACGAATTCAGTATTGTTCTTAAAAGTGTTCAAAACATTTCTGAAGATGACATCATTCAGACTATCATACGAACGATTCAGTCAATATCAATGTCATCTATGATACTAACAATCAAACAACAAAATGATATTAAAAATGAATATTATCAGATGGTAAAAGATGATATAGAAATAAGTGCGTACAATCTAAAAGACAAAAGTTTCATTCCACTTTTAGCACCCAAACCAGTTACTTTGGAACTCGTAAATTTGAAGGACCCAAAGACATATGGTATTGTAAGTATTCTCAGCGAATATACAGTAACAGAGAAAGCAGATGGAGAAAGAGTACTTATGTACGTGAACGGAGAAGGTAAGGTATATTTGATAAACAACACACTAAATGTCGAATATACTGGTCTAGTTGTATCTTCTAAAGAAGGATGGAATTCTCTTATTGATGGAGAATATATTCAGTGTCATAAAAGAAAAGATGATGCAGACAAAGGATTATATGCAGCATTCGATATGTATTACATTGGAGGAAAGTTAATAACATCTTTGCCTCTGATGGACAAATCAGAATCAAGATACTTAAATTTGCAAAAATTTGAAAAACTTATATCTGGAAAATCCATGAATTTCATTGTGAAAGAACACAAATATTCGGACAATATTTTGAAAGATTCAAACTATATTTTAACTAATCATAAAGAATATCCATACGAAATTGATGGTTTGATTTTCACACCTGCCAAACTTGCAGTATATTCATATTATACAAATTATCCAGTTCAAATAACAGATAACGTGAAATGGGACAGGGTTTTCAAGTGGAAACCTGTTGAACAAAACACAATTGATTTTCTTATCAAATTTACGAAAACAGTGAAAAAAAATGGGATAGTTTTTCAAGAAGTTGGACTATATGTCGGTTATAATCCTTTACAATGGGAAGATATTGATATCATAACTGGGTTGAAACGAAGATATGATGCTAAGAGTATTAAAACTCCTAAAACTTCAAATAAATATATACCTGTATTGTTTCAACCAAAAATTTACTATGTTTCTGGTATGGAACGTGCTCATATTAAGATAAATAGATATCATAATAGGGAAATACGTGCAGAAAACGGAGATAAAATAGAGACAGATAGTATCGTAGAGTTCAAATATATTAACGACGATAAAATTCCTATTAATGAGAGATGGGTACCGATCCGCACAAGAGAAGACAAGACAAGATTGTATAGAAAAAACATTTTAGGGAAAACATTGAATGAATTGAGTGTCGCGATGAATATTTGGAGATCAATTCATAATCCTGTAACAACTACTATGATTAAAGGCAATGATTCATTGGAACATGACACAGGTGTAGACAGAACTCTTGATTCAGATGATGTATATTATTCTCGCAATATTCCTAGACACAATATGCTTTCGTATCATATGGCAAATTTCCATAATCACGGAATAAAAGAATTATTATATAACAAACCCAAACATAAAAATTCTCTGTTGGAACTTTGTTGTGGAGAGGCAGGTGATATGAGTAGATGGTTGTCTAACGGCTATAAATTTGTACTTGGTGTTGACTTTGTCATACGAAATATAGTGAATCCCAAAAGTGGATGTTATTCTCGAATGATGAAAGCAAGATATAAACACATGAATGAAAAACAAAATGCTCATCATGAATATTTTCCAGACTATGTATTTGCAGCTGGTGATTGTGCTTTGTCTTTGAAGTCAGGCAAGGCTGCTAACAATGATAAAATCAAGCACCCTGATAGCGAGATGGTGTTAAAAACTGTTCTCAATCCATCAAGACATACTCATGAAAAATACATAAGACGAATTGAAGGCAAGGGTGTTTCAAATAGCAATGGTCTTCCTAATTTCGATGCTGTTTCTTGTATGTTTGCAGTTCATTATTTCTTCGAAAACGAAGAAAAATTGGATGGATTTCTTGATAATGTTTCTGAAAATTTAAAACCAGGTGGTGTTTTCTTCTGTACTTTCATGAATGGAGATAAAATTGAAAAAGAAATAAAAGAAGATGGTGATATGATTGAAGGAAAAAAACTTCAATCAGAATATGTCAATGGGATGCCTGTATGGGCTATTATTAGAAGGTACAATAAAAACCATATTTCTCCTTATGGTAAAAAAGTGGATGTATTTATTGAAAATACTCAAAAATTTATTTCAGAATCACTTGTGTCATATTCTACTCTTGTTGAAAAGGCCAAACAACACAAGCTCATTCTCAAAGAATCACAAATGTTTGAGGAAACTTTTAATCAACTTAAAGAACAATTGATGGACAAAAACGATGAAAACAAAGATTCTGTATTATTGAATTCTATATCGAATCTCGATCAAGATGATGTACAAAAGAAATTCAGTTTCTTCAATCAATGGGCTGTATTCGAAAAAATGAGTGAATAATATGACCAAAATATATTTGGATTTTTATTGAAATGATTTGCTAATTTATTGTAAATATTGCTTCTTTTCTTTCTGAGTTTTTTTACCCCATTCGTGTGTGATTTGCTTCATTATTTCTTTTTTTGATTTTTCAGGATTTTCTTTTGTTATTATATCCTTCATTTGTCCAACGTATATATTGAAACTTGTAAGTTTCCTATAAATAGTTGTTCGAGGTTTTAATTTAGTGGGTGTTTTTTTACTTTTTGTAATTAGTGTTTTTGTCAAACCGTACAATTCTTTCATATTATAATCTTTAGAAAAGTCTATATTATCAATAATAGTCTTGATATTATTGAAAGTTGTTTCTGATAATTTTCCATTGTGATATTTCGAGAAATTTAAGATATTGTCAGTATTTGTACCACAGGATCTCGTTTCAACGTATAGTAGTTGTTGTTCAAGAAATGTTGGATACACATTATCATCAAATGATTGAATATATTCACAAGAGGGAGAGTCGATATTGTTATTATTTATAAACAAATCTTCCATTTTGATTTAATATAAACTTTACAATGATATCATTTTTTATTATTTTATACATTTTATCAGACATTTTGCTATTGTAATATGAGAAAAACAAGAACACAAAGTAGTGTATACAAAAAGATATTATAAGAATACTCTTTTATAATCGGAAGATAAATATTATCAAGATTTTCATATACAAGTATATACCAACATGTTATAAAAAGTGTCGAAAGTAAAAGAGAAAACTTTTCATTTGGAAATCCGATTAACAAAACTGGTAGTACGTGTAAAGTCAAATCTATTATCACACATATCATATATTTGATACGATAATCTATCGTAAACGAGATGAATGAATTAAATATTCCATCGTATATTTCTGTCATTTTCCCAGAAATCCACATTGATGTTATCATAAATAGAACAATAAGACAATTTGCTCGAAAAAAATCTTTCATAACTTCGTTAGCACTGTTGAAGAAAATGATTATCATAAATAAATTTATATTCGTTATCATCATAAAAAGTCTTTGAACATTATTCATTGTCTTTGTATAAATATATTACATAAAAATTACAATAAAAAATGATCTTTGATCAATGTCTAACGTTATGTAATGACGATTTAACAAAAATAGTACATCACAGTACTTTTTTACAAAATTTTTTAAGTTCTTTTCTTTTTATAATATTTCTTCTGTGATGTACTATTTTTATGAATATAAACAATAAATGAGTTTATATACAAATGAAGCATTATTGGATCAATATTGACAAAAACGAAGAAAGGAGATCATTTATGACAGAACAATACAAACAAAAAAAATTAGAACATTATCGTATTCCGGCTATCACACCAAGTGATTTTGACGAACATCTTGTACAAAAACGACCATTAACATGTAAACATCCTGGTTGTAATTCTTGTGAATATGAATTTGCTTGTTTATGTAGTCATATACGGGCTATACAAGAAGGTTTAAAATCAAAAGATGAATATTTTGTCATCATGGAGGATGATATTGTTATACCTTCTTCTATAAACTATGAAGAAATGTTGAAGAATGTACCAGATGATATGGAAATACTGCAATTATTGATTTTATACGGTAATACAGTTGTTAATTTAGCCAATTTCTATATGCACACAAAACAAATTTGTATAAAGTGGCAGTACCTTTTTCCATCAACTGGTATGTATATTATTTCAAGAAAAGGTGCACAAAAATTGGTAGAACTGTTCTATGACAAAAATGAAAATAAATACGATTTTGGAAAATCACCCTATCAAATTGTGGCAGATGTATTACTTTACCAATCTGTTAATACATATGCTACAACTATTCCATATGCATTTCCAAACTCGGAAATGGGTTCAGAAATTCATCCAGATCATTTGAGTGCACAACGCGATGCTATTTTACATATCAAACATGTGTTAAATACAATGCAAAATATTCCTTTTACAAAAGCAATAAACTAAATATTATCAACTTTGTAATTGTCGTCGAAGAAATATACAGCAATTAATTTCTTTCGCATTGTCCGTAATTCATCACAGCAAAATAGAACATTTGATTCTGTTGATACGTCATGATGTTTCAGCCAAATTTGAAAAAGACGATTGTATGTTTCAACACATTCATTAATAAGTGGATATTGTTCAACACGGTTTGTAGCTAACATTTGAGCTTCCTCTGATAATCCTATAATATGGAGGAAATGTTTTGTTATACAGTCTCTACATCTTTTATTCTTATTTGCTAAATGCTCTTCTAGTAATATTGACTGTTTTACAATTTGTTGCATATTATACTTTGGATCACTAACAGGATCAATTGAATTACACGAAGTCGCCGAACATTTTCCGCTTGTACTTGAAACTGACCTATTCGGATAAATACTGTTGAAAAATCCAGAATTGTGCAAATATATGTAAACCAGCGAAGCATAAAGAACAAATATCAATATAAATAAAACTCCTGTACTTTTCATATTTTTAATATTCTATATAAATAGGAATAAATAATATTTGAGAATGGCAAGTACTGGAGGTTGTGATTGTAATAACATGGATGGAGGAGCTAAAAGAAAAACTGCTAAGAAAACTGCTACGAAGAGAAAACCATCTCCGTATAATTTGTTTGTTAAAAAACACTTCCCGCTTATGCAAAAACAACACCCTATGATGAAAGCTCCACAAATAATGAAATTAATCGCAAAAGAATGGAAATCTTCTAAGTAAGTAATTTTATAATTATATTTTAATTTTTATTGCTGTATCAACAACTTCTTTGTTATAGCTTGAACAGGTTGTGGTATTACTTCATCAACAAGTTCCATCCCAATCGTAGATAATGTTCCGTTTACTTTCAACGAATCATTATAACAATTATTCTCGATAAATTTATTACTTGTACCTTGTGATACACTATCAAGTGTTATAGTTTTGAGAAACGTTTTTATGTTAGATATCTCAGCAAATAGAGTATTGAATTTCTCTTGAAATTGTAATTCTCCAATATACTCTGCTATAACGTCTCGGACTACTATATTTGATGTTGGTACGAATATTTCATCAATATCGACGATATCTATATATCTAACTGATAACGTACCATCTATAAAAACATCATTTTGAAAATACTGGTCGCTACCAGATAAACCATTTAAAGTTCCTGATAATAAATCTGTTTTTATTGATGTAATTTTTTCATATAAATCTAACATATTACTTTGAATGTTATGAATAGAATTGTCTACTATCGAAACCTGTTCAGTAGTAGCTATATTTACCAACGAAACTAGCTCATATTGTTGTGATATTGTTTCCGATACCATATTCGAAATACCCGTTGATACACTGGAAATTGAAGCTATGTCATAATTAGAAAATACATCTATAACTGTGTTTGAAATATGGGCATAATTGTATATTTCGTTATTTTGCGAAACCAACTCGTTCACAATGTTAGAAACATTATTTGTTATATTATACTGTGATACAATACTGTCAACTGTGTTTGATACAAAAGCATAATTGTAGATTTCGTTATTTTGATAAATTAACTCGTTCACAATATTCGAAACATTATTTGCTATGTTATACTCTAATACAAGGCCTACAACAGTGTTTGATAC